TCTATTGAACTCTGTGAAGGCAGCACCTTCTGCTATATCCCAAGAACCTTCTAGTAATTGTTGTCTTTGTACTTCAGGTAAAGATAACAAGTTTGCTTCATACTCTCCTGCCTCAGAAAGGTAAGGATTGTCTGTAAGTTTAGCAGGTATAAACCTTCTTTTAAATAAAGGCTTATCTGCTTTTTCATGTCCTTTTGGATAAGTTAGTACTTCTCCATTTTCTATATCTGTTGCCCAAAACGGTGAGTTATAAGCAGCAGGATCAATAAACATCTTCTTAACCCACATGTGACCAGGACCACCTGGGTTTGTAGTGCCTCTCATATACGTAGGTAAATCATTATCTACAGTACGTAAACGAGAACGTAAATAGTTCCAAGCATATGGTGTACCATATTGAGTAAGCTCATCTACACCTATCCAAGTAAACGCTTGTCCTTGGTATCTTAGAACGTCTTTATCTTGTTCAAGATATGTCATCCATATTCTAGCACCAGAGGGAAATGTCCATAAAGACTTTCTTTCACTCCACTTAGCACCAGGAAATACTCTTGGATATAATTCCTGACTCTTCTGCACTAGCTCTCTTAACTCATCGTTTGTTCTTCTAAGTAGAAGAGCACTATGGTTAGGATGGTTGCAATATCGCAACACATCTGCTAGTAAAGCGTAGGATTTACCTCCACCTGCCGCACCACCATATAAAACTTCTTTTTCATTAGATGCTAAGAAGTCTGTCTGTGGACCACTGTTAGGTTGAAATACAATATCTCTTTCTTCTTCGATAACTTGTAGATCATCATCAGTCTCGACTATATTAGCTCTAACTGGTGGCTTCCTTTTGGCTCGAATAATTTTCTGCTTCTTTGATGAGGTCTTCTTGCGTCTCTGCCCTTGTCTTGGCTTTAACTCGTTCCCATCTAATAGTTGCTGCTTTTTTATTTCGTTCACTTTCATCCTTCTTTAGCATTTTAAATAGAGCAACATGAGATATAGATCTACCACTTTTTGCTGACAACCATTTAGCTACTTCACGTAGACTAGATGTTTTAGCATGTTGTTTCGCTATATCTAATAATTCTTGTTGTTCTGGTATGCTTCTTAATAAGTCTTTTGAGTTTTCTACAAGTTCCCAACCAAACGGAACAGTAGAACCTAGTTTTCTTTTATATTCAATTTCCATCTACTTCTTCTTCTTCATTTTTAGAAGGCAGTATAAACAAACCAGATGGAGTGTTTACTTCTATCTTCTCTTGCTTTACTACGCCTGCTCTATCCAATACATCTTTTGCTGCAGTAAGTTTATCTCTATTACCTAACTCAGTAGGATCATCAATGATACCTGTTATTGCAACTGCTGCTTTAGGTGCATGCATGGATAAATATTCTTTTGAAGCTTGTAATATTTCTTCGTTAAGATTAGCTGTAACATCTCTCCAGGTAGTGTTAGGACTATAGCCTGCTATGTCCATTGCTAGTCTATGATCACCCATTGCTTCACCAAATAAAGCATCTATAAATTTTTTCTGTTTTTCTGTTAGTTCTTTTGACATTTAGAATCCTGTTGAATACTCTTCTACAAAAGCAGTAACTGTTATATCGTCAGCTGCTCCTGCTGTTGCTGATAAAAGATCTCCTGTATCAAAGTAAATAGGAGAATCAGATATAACTAAAAAATCATTTGCAGCTATACTTTTAGCTCCTGTAAGTGCAAAGTGAGTAGTAGCTGATGCATCATAAAACTCTAACTTAACTGTAGCAGCAGAAGATGCATCTACATTTGCTATCATTATTGAAGTAATAACAGCACGAGATAAACTAGGAGTTGTATAAATAGTTGTCCTATTCGTAGTAGATAATGCTACTGACTGTGATTTAAATGTAGGTATAGCCATTTATTTTTTAATACCAAATAAACATTTCTTACCAGTAGGAGAGTCTACTTTTAAAGCTCCACCACCTTTTCTATAACCAACATGCATAGTTTGTCCTGTACTAGTAGCATGTGCCTTAGCTTTTCTCTTACCTTCGTCAGTATAAGAAAACTTTTTATCTCCAACCATTGGCATGGCGTTTCTCCTTTACTCAGTTTTTTCTTTAGTTTTAATAGTAATATCTAGGTCTTTACCTTTTGGTGCAGACGCTGTTAAAGATATTTGTGACGCAGCACAACCTATTAAACTTAAACTTAATACAAATACAATTATTAAATTTTTCATTTCTTTCTCCTTACAGTTTTCTTTCCTGCTTTTTTAGTTCGAGGAAAGGATCTATTTTTACTTCTTGATACTACCCTAAGATTACTTTTTTTATTATTCTTAGGATTACCATCTTTGTGATCTATATCTTTCTTATCACCTTTAGTTACTTTACCTTTACGTAAAGCAGCTCTTCTTACCTTGTTTCTAGATGCTCTTCTTTTTTTTTGATCATCTTTACTATGGTAATTTTTGTATTCCTTTTTATAGTTTCTAGCCATACTAGTCCTTATACAAATTATTAAAAGTTATATGTGGATCAGTATAACTTTCATGTTCTTCGCTACTGTGAGTCCATTGACTAGGAGCAAAATCAGGAGCTCCTTCTCCAGTAACCCATAATGCAGGATTAGTAACTCTTACTCTATTGTTAGGTAACGCTACTATATTCCCTTTCCATTGACCTTCAGTCAAGTATAATACATGACTTTGTTTATGTTGGTCCGGACTATCAGCTATTTCATCTTCTGTATAATCTACAGTAAAGATATACTTAGCTAAATAAAATTCACCATCTATCTTGGCGTACCAGGGAGATGATGATGTTCTATCCATTACGACAACTGAGTGTTGTCTTGACATACAATCCCAAGGTTGACATAAATGATTTTCCATTCTGTCAGGCCATTCATCTAGTGGTATGTCAGCAACTAGACCTTGTATTGGCATTCGAGCCCACATAGCACCACCGTGAACATTAGGCTCATCATCTTCAGCTTCGCAACCAGTAAATACAATCTGAAAAGATAATGATCTATCTGGTATACAATTTACTGCTATTACTAATCCATGTAGAAATTCACCATGATAATCCTGGTGATTAGCTGTAAACTCTTTTCTTACCCATACTTTAAAGTAGGGTACATTCGATATGAGATTTGGCATAGACTATTTTCTCCTAGTCTTTACCCCACCCCTTTTCATTCCTTTTGCTTTTTTAGCGACTCCGCCTTTGCTATATCCCTTAGCTTTTTTAGTAGCGACTCCACCTTTTTTGTAGCCTTTAGCTTTCTTCATAGCTGTTCCACCTTTTTTCATGTAGCCCATTTTATTTCTAACAGTTTTAGGTAATTTACTAAGACCTTTACCTTTACCGCCTGCAGGTACTTTCTTCATTTCTTTTTTCTCCTTCTAGTAGTTTTTTTCTTTCTTACTATAGTTTTTACGTTAGTGGGTTTACCACCTACACCTTGTGCTTTAGATCTTTTTCTAGAAACTGCACTTTTTCTTTGTGCAGCTGTCATACTTTTAGCTTTAGATCTCGGTACACATTTAGGGTAAGATCGTTTACTTTTACTTGCAGACTTTCTACCACAAGATTGAAACTTACCTTTCTTCTTGGGTGCACCTATGTCAACCCAATCTCCTTTAGGTCCTTTACCAAACCAGGCTGTTAGTCCTCCCTTTGGTTTAGCCATTACCTATAACCACCACCACGTTTTTTATATGTACGCACTAACCATCCATTAGCATACGCAGAAGGATAGACTTTAAACTTTCTTTTAGCTTCTGCTTTTACTCTTGCATACAATGCAGGGTTAGTAGGTTTAGCACCTTTTTTCTTAGTTGTCTTTTTTTTCTTTTTAGCCGCCATTAGTTATACCTGCTTATAAGATATTCTACACCTCTATAAGAACCTGGTCTATAACTAACTTTAGTTCTTGTTCTATTAAGCCTGTAATCAGTACCTCTGTATTTTTTCTGAAGACCTTTTCTTCTATCAATCAAAGGATATTTTATAACTTTCATGTTTGTTTTATATATTTTTTCCATTAGCATTTCCACCTTCTTCTTGCTTGTCTAATACGAGAGTTTGGATTGTTTCTTGTTTTTGCCGAACTTCTCTTCAGTTGTCCTAATGATCTTGCACAATAAGACTTTCTTCTCTTCGCAGCCTTACTACCTTTTTTAACTTTGCCAGTAACGGCTGTCTTTAATTTAGAACCAGGGTTAGCTTTACGATAAGCCTTTACCCCTTTCTTTGTCATACCTGCTCCAGACTTAGTAGGTCTATAGTTTGCCCCTTTGCCCTTTGTAGTCTTCGGTATACTCTTAGCTTTCTTTCTTGCCATATTTTAATTGTCTTTTAGAATACCACCAAATAAATAATACATTAAATGGTAATACATAAAAAAACAAATCCCCTTTATTTTCTATTAACGCTACTAACCCAATGTATAAACTTGCTACACCAAGTATGCACGCAGTAATTTTAAACGCTTCATACATCCTTTATCCTGTGTGAGGGTGCAGAGTATATCCACACCCTCGTACCCAGAAGTCTCATTTATCTGATTCAGTCATCTTCCTAGTGGAATCACTGGATCTCAAACAAATTACTATTGACACGAACCTCGCAAGAATAAGGCCAATGAGTAGAGGGACTATGGTTTTTCTTTATCTTTGATAAAATCATACTTCTGGGCAAACCATTCAGGTACTTCACTAGTACTCCAATAACTACCGATTTCTTTATCTAATGCTTCTTCAACTTCCTGGAGGGTAGGTACTCTACCCAACTTAGCAATAAAATCTTTGTCCTCACGCATTGCAGCCCTAATATAAAAAACTCTGGAATGAGGTAGGTGAATACCTGTTCCCCTTCCACCTTTTATTAAGTGCCTGTAAAACTTCTCTAGTAAGTTAACATACATATCTTTTTTTTGCGTTTTGTCAAGTTTATTTCTATATCTTTTACCTATCAAGTTTACTGGATACTTTTCAGTCATTTCAAACCCCTTAAAATTTTGTTGTTGACAAATCTGAGAAACCGTGTATAACTGTATCCAACTAAGTTGGTGGGGTTATAATACCCTACCCTCTGTTTATATTCATTTAGTGATTCACTAGGTAAGATGGACAGCACTTCACTATCCCTTTCAAACTCATATAACCTATCAGCCACTCTGTAGAGATCTATTGATGCTGCACTTGATTTAATTAAGTTAGCTTTCATAGATATAATCTCTACATTACCCTCAACATAACCTATTTCAGGTATTATTCTATCTAGAGATGGTGAGCTTAGATTCCAACCTTTTCTTTTATCGGTTTTATAAGCTAATTTAATCTCTGGAAAGTAGGGACAGTATTCTTTGGCTATAGTTCTCACATAGTCTATATGCAAGTTAAACCTAAGTCTCTTAGTTCGTGCTCTATTCTTAGCACCTCTCAACATTGTATCTAATTTGTATTCAATAGGATCAGCATTCATTCTTTTCTTATGCCAATTCTTTAAATACTCAGCTTTCCCATTCGTCATAAATACGTATTGTAACCTGATTGGTATTTGGTGTCAACTTAGT